AGGCATAATACCAATGAGTTCTTTAGCAACAGCTACGTAGAAGTCTTTCTGGATAGGTGTAGGAACAAGTGACACCAGCGTACCAGCTTGTTTATCTTTAGACATAGCCGCTAAGTGTTGCCATCCGTTATTACTACCATCAATAGGTATAGGTAGTCCAGACATGAACTCCTTACCCTCCATCTTAGCTCTCTTGTATCCTAGTAATTCATTACAACAAGCTAAGAAGCTATAAGACTTTTCAGCATCAGGATGAATAGTCTTAGTACGAGCTACATCATAGATAAACTCAATGTTGTTATCTACCCATGCAACTCTATCTTCAAGAGTCATCTTGTCTACTGATATAGTATCAAGACCTTCACCCTCAAGATAAGCTTTATAGTCTGTCTTGAAGTATTTAGGTATATCACTGATGATAAAAGATTTATTAAAGCAAGCTGCCGTATGCACCTTGATCCAGAATAAACCTCTTTCAGTAACTTTCTTTTTGTTAGCAAACATAAACAAGCTACGAGCTAAGTCACTACCTTGGAACTCTAAAAATGATTCTGCATAGTATACTCTACCTCGGTAGTCACAAGAGACTTCCTGAAAGAAAGTTCTTTCACCAATCATCTCAGCCTTCTTAAGTACTTGCATGTATTCAAAGTATTTACTTATCATACGTTGTAGCTTAGGGTCTTTCTTACCAAGGAACTTAGTACCGTCTGAGTGGAACAACTTCTTAGGTAACTCAAGGTTCTCATGGTGAATGTTGTATTCCCTGATGACACCATCCTCATCAATTAACTCAAGGATTTCTCTTGGAGTTTGTGCTTGCATGGCTGAGAGTACAGGCATGTTAAGCTTCCAAGGCTGTTGACGTAATGTCTCAAGAGAACGTACAAAGGTTTTGTTTAGATTCTCATGGAATAGCTTAGAGTTAGTCCAGCCCTTAATGAAGGGTTCTTTAGTGAGTGGACTATAGAGACCAGCAATAGGTAACAGAGGATCAAATGAAGTACCAATTAAGGTAGGCTTAATCTCATCTGCTTGATTAACAATGCGTACCATGTATGGTGCCTTGTAACCAGCATACTCTCTGAAGATATCAATCAATCCATCTTGCAGGAAAGTTTCAAGCAGCAAGTCTCCAAGGCTGAGAGTGGACTTAATGTCTGTTTCATCAGCTCCAATAGCTCTTGCGATTCGCTTTCCGATAAGGTCTGAAGCAAACGTGAGTTTAACTGAAGCTGAATGCGTTGCATTCTTGTTTCTAATGCAATAGCGTAGGAGAGTATCCCAAGATTCGTTGATAAATCGTTCAAGTTCGTATTCCCATGTTGGATAGTGTGCTAGAAGGCGAGCACCCTCATTGTAGATCTTATCTGAGTTGGGGACAACCTTCGATACACGTTCAGTAAGATAGTTTAATGGATTCATTTATTCAAAGTCAACAAAAGTAGTTTGCATTAAGCGACCTGTGTCTGAGTCATACTTAGTATTACCACAGTCACCTGTCATACCCGTGAATCGAGACTTCAATACACGAAGCTTAATTGTGTTACGCATCTGTTCTGTTTCAGCAATCATGTTGCGAGCAAAAGCAATGATGTCGAAAGAAATTTGTTTAATAGAGCCTGAGCCTTTGATGTCATCAATAGATGGCAAGTGACCTTCTTCAAAAGGCTTTTCACCCTTACGCAAGTGAGACACAACACCTAACCAGACATTATGTTTCTTACAGATCTTAAGTAGATCACTCATGACTGAGTCAACTGCTTCGTTACCTGTACGACCCTTAGCACCCTCGGACACAGCAATAGTGATGTGGTCAAGGATAATATACTTACAACCCATCAAGGCTAAGTGTTCAAGCTTATCTACAAGAGACTCATCTCCTACAGAGCCTTGGTGATCGAGCAGTACTAAGCGTTCATCACCGAACACTTGTTGGTGAGCAGTATACATATCTTCTTCTGTTACTTGATGTGTTAGAAGGTTCTTACGTAACTGCATACCAATAAACTTCTCAGCAGAGTCACCAATGGATTCCTCGAGTGACACCATACCGATCATATCAGTTGTTTTGGCTAGGATTTCAAGTACAATTTCTTTAATGACTGTACTCTTACCTGAGCCTGTACCTGAAGTGAACAATACAATCTCACCTAATCGCATACCATGTAGCTTGTCGTTGAGAGTCTTTAAGCATTCAGGATAAGGAAGAGAGGTAGTTTCTTTCTTACGCTTAAATTGTTCCCAGATAGCTTCACCTTTAACAACACCTGCTGGACTGAATGTACGTGCATCAAAGATACAGTTCATCAGAGTAGCAGAGCTATGTTTAATCAGTACGTCACATGGATCTTTCTCAGGTAGTGATGCTACCTTAACCTTATCATAGCCGATGATCTTAGCGGCTTGATCTGTAGCTTTCTTTCCGGGTTCATCTTGATCAAACATGAGTACAACTTCATCGAAGTTACGTAACCACTCACGTTGTTCAAGAATCATTGATGTAGCAGAGGCAGAAGGTAAGGCTACTACTGGGTAAAACCTACCATACTTATCATGTTGAGCCTGTGCTACGGCTAGTGCGTCTAGCTCTCCTTCCGTGATGATAATGCGCTTACCACCCGTTGAAACGTTTTGACCAAAGAGTTGTACACCCTTGAAGTCACCGTGAATAAGAAAGGTTTTAGGGAGCTTACGCTCTTTGTAAGCAACGATACCGTTGTCTTTAGTATAAGGGTAAAAGTGGCTACTAATAGTGCCATCCTCAGCATAGGAAACTTTAACCCCATAATGAGCTGATACTGTCTTGGTGATTCCTCTTTCTTGAAAGCCTCTTGTGTCATACTCTCTGATCTCCTCTATAGTGTGCATATCGTAATTTTCTTTGTGATAAACAGTTGGTTTAAAATTTGGGTCTGTTGGTGCTGACTTACAGCATGAAAAGCAATATCCGAAATCATCATTCTCCTTATATGAGAAGGCATCTGATGAATCGCACTTGGGACAAGCGGTATGAATCCATCTTGACATATATTAGTTCCAGTCTCGGTCTTCTTGATACTCTCTGATACGTTGTCTACGATCTTTAGCTTCCTGCTGTGTTTCTTTCTTACGTTTAAATTGATTTTTAAAGTCATCCTTGAGTGAAGGGATTTCTTTTTCAATTGGTTTAATAGGTCTATTATTCTTCTTCATACTGTTTTGGTTTTAAAAATTTTACAGCTCCGATGTTACCGTTGTACCAGACACGCTCTCCATTAGGAAGTTCATGTCTTGACAAAACTTCACATTGCCATTGCTCATGTACCTCGCTGTACGTAAGATCTCCTGCTCCGAAGCACCACTTGTAGATAACAAAAGTAAAAGCTTCAGGTCCGTACTTTTCAATATCGTTAAGAAGTTCTCTGCAGCTGGACTGATAGCTACGCCAATCAGACTCCTTGCGTGTAACAGTTCGTCTTGTTGATCCTGATTTAAGTTTTCTTGATACACTTATGAGTTGCTTTCTTCCGATGTATCGTCTTCCTGTTTCAAGGTTTCCGATGTAGTAGATGAATCCAAAGGCGTTGTCTGGTCTGTCTGTGAGAGGGTACCAGTGTCCGTAGTCATTGTCCAAGATAGTCGTTCCTTAAGTTCTTCAAATGAGAGTGGCTTTAAGTCAGCGTCAGTCTCTCTGATGTAAATGCAGTTAGCACATTTCAAAAAGAGAGGTTGCCAATTATCACCACATTTTTCCTTCCAGATGTCAATAACCCTTGACCACAAAAGGTTATTAGGTACACCATTAATCAGCTTCTCAGCTGTCTTTGGTCCTACACCTCTTAAGCCTTGGATATTATCTGTTGCATCTCCTGTCAAGATCTGCATCATAAGGAATCTATAACCGTCTTCTGGTTCAACGTAGTACATTGTTTCTTTACGAAAGTTATAGTGCCACCCAGGAATACAATCTAAGTCTTTATCTATGTGACATACAATATAACGTTTGTTTTCTTGTAACGCTATCTCAGCGGCAATACCACAATAGTCGTCTGCTTCGCCATCGTCTGCTTGTATAGCAAACTCTTTGGCATACTCGTATAACTCTTCGATACGATCTTTAACTTCAGGTTCAATAGTATCTTTACGATTACCTTTATAAGCAGCATCTACTTGGTATCGGAAGTTATTCTGACCCTTAATAAACACTGCACCATTAACAGACCCTGTATTAGTCATAATCTCTTTTAACTTATCGTCAAGAGCTTTACGACATAACGCAGGGGACGGTTGCATGTGAGCAATTTGATACAGAATACTATCTGCATCAATGATTGCCACATCAAATTGATCATCTGATTCAATCATTAGTGTACCTCTGCATATGTTTTTCCTGTGTGTGCATCACCACCCATGCACTCGATACCAAACCACTTAGGTGCTTCGGTGAATGCTTCGATGGATAACTCAGCTACCTCTTCTGCATACTCATCTTTAGTTACAACAGCAACTTCATCATGATAGTGTAGAACAAAGTAGTGTGGTATGTTACGTTCTTTTAGTTTGTCTCTGAGATATACCGCTGCAGCTTTGCAGCTGACACCTTCAGCAGTCTGTAATAGGTAGTTAAGTACCTGATGCTGAGAGCTTACGAATACCATACGACCATCAATACCTCTGATAAAGGCTTTATCTTTACCAAAGATATTAGACGTCTTATCAAATAGATTTGACAGATTATCCTTAAGATCTTTTAATCCGGGTATTGAGTTCTCAAACTTTTCTTTAGCAACTTTACCCGTCTTTGCATCCGTCTTGCCCGTAAGAATGAGACCAAGCTTACCATCACCACCCCCAAAAAGAAAAGCATAAAGAAAAGGCTTAGCAAGCTTACGGCTAGTACCAAGAGCGTCTGCATTTCGTTGATGGACATCTCCATTGATTACCTCATTAGTAAAATCATCGTTCCGTATATAATGACAAAGACCACGCATCTGATTTCCAGCTGAGTCAGCACCGACAATGGTAGTTCCGGGTTCGGATATAAGTAGTCCACGCATTTCTTTCCCATAAACAGAGTCAACACTAGGGAGATTAGCAACAACTTCATGTCTACACCTAAAGGTAGGAGTACCAATAGTCCACATGCGACCATGTAAACGATTGTCCTTGCTGTTACGTACTTCGTTAATCCATCCTTCAAGAATGCCTTTACGACTTCTAATGGTGTAGTAGTCAGATACCAGCATAGCATCTGCCCCAAGCTTTTGAAGCGAAGACTCAGTGATTTTAGGAGACTTGTTAACAAATTTACCATTGATTTTCTCCACATTCCATTCATCAGGTACCCATCCAATAGAATACAACCAGTCTTTTACGACTTCGATTGATCCAACTTTTCCTTGTTCAAAGGAGATTCTGCAGTACGGTCCTTCAATAGGTCTCGTAGTTCTTCCTGACTCTTGTGGTAAATCAAAGTGTTTAACTGTGGCGACCGTATAGCACCCGTCTTTACGCCAAGCGGGTTCTTTGAATTCGTCTTTTCCATCTGTCTTGATACACCTCATTCCAATTTTAGGTTCGAGTACCATCTCAATAGCATCTAACTTGTTATTGATTTCGGTTAGAAGTGTCTGAGCTTTAGCCATATCAAACATCCATCCTTTACTGCGGATATCAGCTTCAATCTTAGCGAATTCAGTCTCAACCTCGATACCCTTCTTGTACAGAGGATACTTACGAAT